TTCTTGATATTTATAAGAATAAACTTTCGGATACACAAAAATTACAGATTGCAGAAAGTAAATGTTCTACTTTCTATAAAAAAAGTGACTTTGTATTAGATAAATTAACAAAACTTAAAAATGATTATGATTTTGATCATTTTGAAGAATCATTTAAGGTTCAAAAACCAGAAATGCTAGGTAGGCGTTTCTTTATAATTGATGATGCGTCAATTTCTCTTAATAGAATTGATCATTATTGTAATATGTTTAATAGTAAATATTCAACTTTTACAATGGGTGTAGTAGATTATATTAACATAGTTAAATATGAAGATCAAAAAGACTGGAAGTCCCAAATAGCAATTGCAGAAGCATTAAAATTAATGAGTCGTAAATATGATATTACTATGTTTAGCCCTTATCAGATTGATGCAGGCGGAGAAGCCCGATTTGCTAAGGGAATCTTAGATAGTGCTGATAGAGGATTTAATTTCTTTCCCCCTAATGAAAATGATGACCCAAATCGAATTATTGTTCATACAACTAAAATTAGAAATGGAAGAGCAATGAATTTTGATATAGGAATGGATTGGGAATGTACAAAAGTTGTATCAGCAGACAGTAAATTAATAAGTGAAAAGCCTCTTGGAATAGCAAAATACGGCTCAGACAAAACAGAATCAGAGAATGACTTACGGAACACAAAATAAACAATATCAATCTTACAAAGACACGCCTTTTTGCGAATTAGGAAATACTTTTTATAAAGAATTCAAATACTGTATTGCAGTTTGGGATAAATACCCAGTCTGTAAAGGACATCTATTATTTATACCTAAAGTTAATAAACAACTGCATCTTACTCTGGCATTTAAACATGCTGCTGACGAAGGAAAACGTCAAGTAGAAAAGGGAATAATTGATGGTTACCATATTGGAATAAATATGCATAAAGCAGGAGGGCAATCAGTAGACTGGCCTCATGTTCATTTTATACCTAGAATATTAAACGATAGCGGTACTAAAGAACCTGGAAGCGTACGATTAGCTAGAGTAGGAGGAAGAAATGCAAAATCTTATAAAAAACATCCACAACATTCACAATATATGGAAATATAGTAAGAAACCATTTTTTAAATGGGGAATAGGTACTACTGTAGGTTGTTCTATGTTACTATGTTCTTATAACGTACTCGCAGCAAATAGAGATAATATATCTATACCTATTACACAGTGGTGTACCGATCCTGAATCTGTTAATCAGATTATTCATAATTTTGAGCGTCCATCAAAACAAACATTAATTGATTATGGATGTCATTGGGTACCATCGTTTTTACCTATTGAAGGACTAGTTGAAGAAATTGTAAATGAATATTATATTTTTGGTAAATTTTTCTATTTAGTAAAGGTAAAATTGGTTGGTAATTTTGAAAATTCAATTGGATACACATTAATTAAAGGAAAAAATAGTTTAAAAAGATGACTGAGCTATTAGAAATTTTAGATACCCATAGAGTAACATATAAGAAAACTAATAATCCTACTGAAGTACTAATGAAATGTACAAGCGGAAATCATGATGATTCAAATCCTAGTTTAAGTTATAATTTAGAAGATAATATTTTTCATTGTTGGAGTTGTGGTTTTAGCGGTGGAAAAAATAAGTTTCTTAATAGTATTGGAATTACAACAAAAATACAACTCGATACTAAACAACCCTATAAAATTCAAAAAGTTAAAAGAAAACTTCAAAAATTAATTGAAAAAGACACAATTAATATGCCAGAACCTCGTAGATCGGCTATTGGAGCTTATAAAAACATATCTGCGGAAGTTTTGCGAGAATTTGATGCGTTTTTTACAGAACAATACGGATTAAAAGATTATTTATGTGTTCCTATATATCAATTTAATAAATTACGATTTATTGAAGGTAGAAATAGATTTTCGGGAACAGATAAACCAAAATATATGAGACGACCAGCAGGTGCTACTGTAGTAAATCTTTTATTTCCTATAGATAAATTACACCCATCAGTAGAAATTATAATAGTTGAAGGACTATTTGATATGATGAACTTATGGCAACATGGATATCATAATGTTGTTTGTACTTTTGGAACACAAAATTTTGGAGAAAAAAAGATAGAACTGCTAGATAAATTAGGAATTACATCTGTTAAAGTAATGATGGATGGGGATTCTGCAGGAGTAGCAGCTGCACAAAAAATTACTCGTCTACTGGAGAAGTATGATTTTCAAACTACCACGATCAAGCTACCATCACACATGGACCCAGGAGGTCTGAGCGCAGATGAAATTAAATATTACTTGTCAAATTCTTAACTTTAGAGTACAATAAAAAAATGAATAATACAATCGCATTTATATTTGCTTCGGCATCTGAAAAAAATCCTGCTAGAGTACTAGCAGATTATGATAAACAAATTGGGTCTTATGATACCCATTTTTTATGCTCAAAAGAAAAAGAAAAAATACTTAAAAAAGACGTAGATTTAGATTTAACAATTCTAGATGATTATGACGTAGTCTGCCCTGTTGGAGCGGAAGCGTTGAAGTATGTCTGCGGGTTAACAGGAATTACCAAATATAATGGTGTTTTCATAGAAAAACGTTATATTCCAGTAATACATCCTAAATTAACTGTTTTTAAACCTCAATATGACGATGATATTAAAAAAGCTTTCTCAATGATTGAAAAAGTTAAGAAAGGTGTGGTAGATTCAGAAAAATTTGATAAATATCATAAAGTAATAGATACTCAAGCAGAATTTACTCCATATCTTAAAAAGTTACAAGAAAGTGAAAGAATTGTAGTAGATATTGAAACCACTTCCTTATCTCCTCGNAAAGGNGCAGTATTAGGAATTGCTTTNAGTACTAAAAGTCATGAAGGCATATATGTAACTGCTGAAGTNGCTGAGTTATTTATCGAAGAACTTGCAGAAGTATTTCGAGAAAAAACTTGTATCTTTCATAATTCTAAATTTGATATGAGTTTTCTAAAATATGAATTCGGATTTGAATTTCCAAAAATTTGAAGATACNATGCTTCTTCATTATTGCTTAGAAGAAGCCGTAGGAACTCATGGGTTAAAACCTTTAGCGTTGCGATTCACTGATCTTGGAGATTATGAAAAAGAACTAGATGATTATAAAAAGACATTCGCTAGAAAGAATAAAATTAAACTTGAAGATTTTAACTATGGAATGCTACCAGTTGTATATTCTAGCACCTTATGCTTGTCGAGACGCAGACGGAACTTTTCAATTATATGATAAATTCTATCCATTAGTTTCGGAAAACGAAAAGTTTAGTACATTATATGAAGAGATTCTTAAGCCAGCAACAGTTGCGTTATCTGAGTTAGAGAATAATGGTGGACCAATAAGTATTGATCATGCTAGCGACCTTCAAAGTAATTATGAAATTGATATTGAAGAATGTATTAATGAAATATCTATGGATGATGCTGTTAAGAGGTTTGAACGTATACATGAAAAGACATTTAATCCAAATAGTACTATGCAACTTAGAGAAGTATTCTTTAATATTCTTAAACTACGGTCTACTAAAAAAACCGCTACAGGTGCACAATCTACGGATAAAGAAGTTCTAGCAGAATTAGATCATCCTCTATCCGATGCTATTCTTGATTTGAGAGAAAAAACTAAACTAAGTAATACTTATATTCGTAATATTCTGGACGGACTAGACAAAGATCATCGTCTTAGATCCTCTTTTAATGTACACGGAACAACTAGTGGGAGACTTAGTAGTTCAGGAACCCTGAATTATCAAAACATTCCAAGAGATAACAAAGATATTAAAAAGTTATTTAGAGCTAGAGAAGGATTTCAAATAGTACAATGTGATTTGAAAACAGCCGAAGTTTATTATGCAGCAGCATTAAGTAATGACGCATTTCTTCAACGAGCTTTTATTGAAAATCTTGATTTCCATTCTTATGTTGCCAAACAGATATTTAATCTACCATGCGGAATTGATGAAGTTAAGACAACCTTTCCTGAGCAAAGACAGTATGCAAAAGCAATTACTTTTGGAATCATGTATCAAGCAGGACCAGCTAAAGTTGCTGAAACAGCTAATATTTCCTTTCCTCAAGCTAAACAATTTATTTCAAAATACTTTAGAGAAGCATCAAGTTTAAAAACATGGATTGAACAATCTAATGTATTTATTGAAAATCATGCTTACATTTATAGCTACTTCGGAAGAAAAAGACGATTACCTGAGAGTAAGAGTCCTAATAAGGGAGTAGCAAAACACGCAGTTAGAAGTGGAGTGAATTTTCTAGTCCAAAGTGTAGCTAGTGATATTAACGTATTAGGAGTTATTGATACAATTAATTGGATTAAAGAAAATGAATACGAAAAGATAATGATTCCTTTTACAGTAGTTCATGACTCAATTGTAGCTGAAGTTCAAGATAATTACGTTGATGAATGGGTAACTAACGTGCAGGGATTCTTGCAAAAACCAAGAGGAATAGAAATTCCAAATTGTCCAATAGGCGTAGACTTTGAAGTTGGCCCTAGTTGGGGAGATTTGGATGTCTACGAAATTTGATGCNATAGAATTTCCTCTTTTTGGTCTTAAAGATAAACCATATAAAATATCATATCTAGGAACTGCTATTACCATAAGTAAATTTAAATACGGTAAAGTAAGTATTCTTGATGATGTTTCGCTAGAAGGAAATTATGCAGAAAGATTATTACAGCTAGATACACTTCACCCACAAACCCGAATAATATTCGATTTTACTTTTTTATCATTACAACAGCTAATAAAATCTATTGATAATATTAAATGGGGACTAGATGCAAAAGGTAAAAGTTTTAAACTACATAAAAAACAGAAATTTAAAGCTAAATTAGCACAAGTCAAAAAGAAAACAGATAACTTACTATGGATTGAAGGTATTTCTTATCCATTTGAAATACCGCATATGATTGACGACTTTAAATCTCATGATTTATATGCTTTATTAATTAATATAAATAATACATGGTATGTTAAAGAATTTACACACGAACACAAATATATAACGGAAATTAAAATATAATGCAAACATTTTTACCTTATGATGATTTTGTTTTATCTTTAGACTGTCTTGACTATAGACGTTTAGGGAAACAACGAGTAGAAGCCATGCAATTACTTAACGCCATGAAACGAGAAAAAGGCGGATGGATCAATCACCCTGCTACTAAAATGTGGCGGGGTTATGAAAAAGCATTAACAGAGTATATGAATCTATCAATTATGCTATGGAAAGCTAGAGGATACAAAAATACAATGAAAATTGTAGACGTAGGTGAATTAAGTGATGATGATTATCCTCCGTGGTTTGGTAACGAAAAAATTCATGCAAGTCATAGATCAAATTTACTAAGAAAAGACCCTGAGTTTTANGGTAAATATGGATGGACAGAACCCGATAATTTAGAGTACGTTTGGTCCNGTATAATGATTAACCATCTAATCTCAATTGATCAATATAGTAAAAGTAAATTAGAAAATTTTTTTACTTTGGTTAATAGAGAACAGTATGGTTATACAGATTCCATTTTAGTTAACAAACATCAAATAGCAACTTTGTTTTACGAACCCTCAACAAGAACCAGTGCAAGTTTTCACAGTGCTGCGACACAATTAGGATATTCCGTTTTACCTATTAATGAAGTCACTTATTCTAGNGTAACTAAAGGTGAAAACATTAGAGGATACAATTCGTACTATTGGCAGTTATGTTGACCTTATTGTTTTAAGACATGGAGAAAAAAGGAGCAGCCCAACGGGCTGCTGANGTGTCTACTNTACCNATTATTAATGCAGGAGATGGAAACGGNGAGCATCCAACACAAACACTTTTAGATATTTATACAATTTGGAAAACATTTAAAAAATTAGATGGTTTAACTATTACTCTAATAGGTGATTTAAAAAATGGTCGCACTGTTCATAGTTTAATTAAAGTTTTAAGGCATTATGAAGTTAAAATTAATTTAATTAGTCCAGATAGTTTAAAACTACCAAGTGAATACTATAAAAATTCGGATGTAGAATATAGTAAAATACCACAAGATTTGCAAACTAATATTTTATATGTAACTAGAGTACAAAAAGAACGAGGATCACAAGAAGATTATAAACTTTCTCTTGAAGAACTTACAAACTTACCAAAAGACACTATTGTTATGCACCCTCTCCCAAGAATGAAAGAAATACCTACTTCATTTGATAATGACTCTAGNGCAAANTATTTTGANCAAATAGATAATGGATTNNTAGTNAGAAAAGCATTATTAAGAGAGCTATTAGGATGATAGAAAAAATTAAAGTTAAAAATGCNATTTTACAAGATAAAATGTATATCTTTAAAAAAGATATAAGTGATCCTGCACGTTTTGAATCTAAATTTAGGGAAATTATCGACAAAGATATATTTGAATGGTTTGATTATGATAGAGAAAGTGAATTATATACTATTCCAAGTAACGCATACCATAAATTAGAACTAGAAAATTATACTGACCAACGAAAATTTACTGAAGCGCAAACTGAATTTACTTTTAAAGGAAAATTACGTCCTGAACAACAGAAAGTATCAGATGCGTTCTTTAAAAGAAAAGGTAGAGTAACTAGTGGACTATTTCAAGCACCTTGTGGATGGGGAAAAACATATGTAGGATGTAATATTATAGCAAGAGCTAATTTACCTACCTTAATTATGGTTCATACAAAGTTATTATTTAAACAATGGCAAGAAGAACTTCAAAAACAGTTACCTGGGATTCCGATTGGAACAGTAGGTGATGGAGAATTTAACCTTCAAGAAATTACTGTTGGCATTTATAAGAGTGTTTATAATAATTTAGCTTTATTAAACAATAAATTTAGTATGGTAATGGTAGACGAGGCGCATCTTTGCCCTGCAGAATTATTTTCAACTGCTTTAAATAACATTAATTGCAAAGTTAAAATAGCAGTTACAGCTACTCCTAAAAGAAAAGATGGTAAGCATGTTGTTTTAAACGATTATTTTACCCCATATAAAATTTATGCAGAAGATTTAAGCAAAAAAGATAGCCCATCAGTAGAATTAGTTAAGACCGACATACCGTTTAATGTTCTAGACCCAAAAAGAGATTGGAGTCGGCAATTAAATAAACTTACTGAAAGAAATGAATATATAAACCTTATTAGTGAAATTGCTACTCAAGATATTGCAAACGGAAGATGTCCTTTAATTCTTTCAGAACGAGTAAATATGCTTAAAAATTTACAAAAGGCAATTAAAGGAAGTGTTTTACTAATTGGGGAAACTAAAGAAGAAGATAGAAAAGACATATTAAAAAACACAGGAACTAAATATAATGCTATTCTTTCAACTAAAATTTTTGATGAAGGAATAAGTTGTCATAGGTTAGACACTTTATATTTAACTTGTCCGAGTAATAACCCTATTAAGTTAGAGCAAAGAATAGGTCGTATTTTAAGAGAACATCCTGATAAAAAACATCCCTTAATTCGTGATTTTCAATTACGGGGAGCTATTGTACATAAACAACAGCTTAATAGATTAAATTGGTATCAGGAACAAGGATTTCTATTATGACATCTTCACTAGAAAAAGAAATAGTAATTTTATTAGAAAGTAAAGTTAACCCATCAGTAGCTATGCACGGAGGGCATATCTCTTTTAGAGAATGGGATGAAGATAATGGTATTTTATACTTATTTTTACAAGGAGCATGTAGTGGATGTGCGATGTCTAGTGCAACATTAAAAATGGGTGTAGAAAATATGATTAAACATTATTTTCCAGAAGTTAAATTGGTGGAAGGAATTGACGATCCAAATTCAGACGTTGATCCTTACTACTAATTATGTATTATTTTAACTGGAATGAGCTGTGGACATACAGTAAGGGGCAACCTGAATCAATCTTGATATTGACATATGCTCTAATAATAGGTTATAATAATATTATTGCTAGTTCGGGGAAGCAGTTAATGAAGAAACTCTTTATTAACTCTATAAATTTACATTTATTCCAAACTAACAAACTAAAGGTATTGAAAAATAGTTCTATTTTAAGTACCTACCAATGTAAAGATGCACAAAGCTATTTTAAAGATAAGGATTTTCTATTTTCAACAGTAAATCCAAATGCTAAAGTAGAGTACCTTTATATTTTGAGCAAACGCTCAATTGCTAACAAAAACCGATATATTCCAAAGAATTATGTATCGTCCGAACATTGGGGCAATACATTCGTCAAAGAACGAACTGATAAACTGGAATTGATACTAGAATAGGAGAAATAAATAATGGTATCTTGGGACAAAGCCAAAGCTCCGTCACAAGGTGGCGGAGAAAGACGTGAAATTCAGCGTCTAACACTTCCCATTGGGGAAACGAAAATTCGACTGGTTGGGGAAGTAATGCCTCGCTATGTTTACTGGATAACTACTACTGAAGGTAAACGTATGCCTCTCGAATGTTTGCGTTTTGTGCGTGAACAAGAAAAATTTGTGGAATCAAACGAAGATCCTTTCAAAGAATTAGGAGAGGATGTTTTCAGTGAAAAACCACAGTTTGCATATATCTGCAATATTATTG